CCATATACAAGCTACGTAGCCTGTTTTTTAGGTAACACTACACTGTCTCAGTTTTCCACCACATACAACACAGTCTATGTAAATTCTATTGTGTTCGGACAACCGGGGACACCTTCTGCTAACACGCTTCCAACATACGTGGGTTTGACTAATTCATTAGCTGTAGGCATACGAAGTACCAACGGCGCGGGAGGTTATTGGACGGGATACATGATTGACAACATATGCTGGCCGGTGGTTCTAAATCCTAGTGACGTTGAAAATTTAGGACTCAATCAATTCAAATACGCTGGAATTTTAACAGGACAATGAACCCCTTATACCGACAATTCAGCACGCTATCGGATGCGGAGGCATACTGTGATTCTCTGCTTGCACAGCAACCGTTGCCAGGCGGAGTCACCAATGCTTGGAGTGCTCCGGTGGCGATGATAGACGGCACGTATACTGTCATTGTGCCAAATAATTTTACTGACGCCCTGGCTGTTACATGGCAGTCTGGCTGGGAGCCGGTCGGCTACGATCAATAGAAACCCTAAAAGATATGAACCCACAAATGGTATCCAACAACCTACTAACATCTACCCCATAAAAACTCTTGCATTCCACCATATCTGAGTTAAAATTGGAAAATGTTCGATATTTCAACGATTCCAGATGAATATATTGAAGGGATTATTCGAACTAATGTTAATAAAGTTCGTTATGACAAATACGGGCATCAATTCATCGGATGTTGCCCTATATGTCACGAAGGTCATTCAATGGGCAGGAAGACTAGGTTTTACTATTACACTCGCTCTAAACGATGTTTCTGTTTCAATTGCGGCTATTCTGAAGGTGTTATCAAATTCATAATGGACGTTACTAATAAATCCTTTACTGAAATACTAAAGGATTGTCAAAATACCTCAATAGTTTTTAAAGAAAAAAAAGAAGTAGTTGCCCACAATTTAGAAACTTTACCAAAAGATTCCATAAACTTACTTGACCCAATTCAATTAAATTTTCATAAAAATAATCCTCATATTAATAAGTGTTTAGCTTTAATTAAGAATAGGAAATTAGATACAGCAATTAATAAAGTTAAAACCTTATGGTTCTCATTAAATGATTATGTTCACCAAAATAGATTAATCTTACCTTTTTATGATGAAAATAATAAAATAGATTTTTATCAATCTAGGAAAATTTATGAGGAAGACAAAGAAAGTCCAAAATATTTGAGTAAGAAAGGTGATATAAAGGGGTTATTTAATTTGGATAACATTCAAGGAAATCGTGACAATTTATATATCTTTGAAGGTCCGATTGATTCCTGTTTTGTTAAGAATGGTATTGCAGTTGGTGGAATTCAGGAGAAGTCTTTTAAAATGTTCACTGAAAAACAGGAGAAACAAATTGCTCAATATTTTTGGATGAAAAAGATATGGGTACTGGATAATCAGTTAAATGATAATGCTGCTAAAAATAAGAGCATGAAATTACTCAAACAAAATCAGAATGTATTCATTTGGCCAGAAAGTCACATGAAATATAAGGATTTTAACGACATTTGTATAGCAAATAATACCGATGAAGTTCCAGTAGAATTTATTTTAGAGAATACTTATTCAGGATTGAAAGGTTTGATTAAATTAAAAAGGTTTTTCAATTAATTCTCAGTTTTTGACCCAATTAGATAGGCTTTGAGACGTTCTGATAGACCACTTAGTTCAGAAGCAATTTTCGAAAGTTTTTTACTCTCAGAGGAGGCGATTTTTTCGAAGATAGATTCTGGTTTAGCATCATGAAGTTTAGCTTGTATAGAATTACCTTCAGTTCCATTGAGAAATTCAGTAAATTCGTCAATTTTGTTGATCCAACTGTCTAATTCTTTGATTTGATTAATTTTGGTTTCTCGAATTGCACTATCTGCAGCATCCAGTGCTTTAACATCGAAATGGGTAGGATCAGTTCCCTTATCAAGTTCTCCTTGAAAAGCATCTTGTGAAGCATCAGGATTAGCATTCAAAACAGGGTCTTGAATCGGAGCATCTTCTACTTCAGGTGCTTCTTTCAGAAATTCTAAAAAACGAGCTTGGAAACTTTTCATCTCTAATTATTTATCTTTTTCCATAAATATATAGGTATATCATGCAAAAAATTTTAAATGAGGATCAAAATTCTATCTATGAAAAGTATAAAGGTGAAGTATTGACCGAAGATCAAACGATGCTTTACAACAAATGGGTGTCGGGTATTGCGACTCGTGATTTAAAAGGACAACAAGTTACCATGTCTGACATTATTGATAAATTTAATAATGACGTAAATGGTGACAAAGCACCACCTCAATTACCTTATCCATTAACACTTTTCACTGATTCGATAGGGGAGATTTACATAAAATTATTAGAAATGCAGGATAAAATAGTAATGGCTGAAGATTATCCAGTTGTTCAGGAAAATGAATTTGGGAAAGTTGCATTGATTAGAATCAGAAAAAAAAGCGAGAAAATGAAGAGAATTTTAATTGCAATGACTAATGATTTGAATCTAATTCTTTCTACTTATGGGAAGAAATCGGAGATTCACGTAAAACCCAAAACGGATAAAGATGTAGAATTAGATAAGTTAGCTAAGAAATATAAACCAGATACTGCGAGAAATGCCCAACCAGAGATAAAATAAAATATTTCTTGCATTTTTGAAGTTTTATGCTATTTTAGTAAAATGGCTTTATTTTCTAAATTACTATTAAATTTTTTACTAGTTGGAATCATTAGTTCTGCTGTTGCAGGATGTTTATATTTCTTTCATTTACCATTTTTGCCAAGTTTTATTTTGACCACAATTATTCAATATATCATTGGTTATTTTTATGGGAAGAATCAGGAAATCCAGATTAGAATAAAGGAAGAGGAGTTAAAAGTTCAATTAGAAGCGGAATATGCCAAACAATCTTTTGAAGTAACTTGTCCATGTTATTTGGCAACGAAAACTACAATTCCTATCCGTTTTGATACTGATAACAGTTATAATTGTGGAACATGCAAAAAGAATGTATCTGTTTATATTGATGTTAAGACTGCTTTACCAACAATTCCAGTACAGGGTATTACCGCACCTACACCACCATTAGAGGAAAAAACAGAATTTATTACTGATCTAGGATTCAAAGTCCAAGAATAATTATATGGGGAATTCTCTTTCATATATTCCGAACGAAATTAAGTATAAGGATCTGGAAATTATTACTAAGGAACAAAATCCTTCTAATATATCATTAGATAAAGTAATTACAGAAGAAGATTCGGGTAATTTAGAAAAGGAATTGGATAATATTTTTATTAAAAAAGGTGGAGAAATATACCGTATTTTTAGAACAATTAAATCTTTTACAAATTGGGGTAAAGATTCTGAACAAGAATTAATTGAAAAGATTTATCAGATTTATAAAGAAGAAATTAATCTTCGGAAGATTCCTTCTCAAGAAATTATAGTTTTACTATCTAATTTAAGAATTATTTTTGATTTATTGTCAAGTACAGAAAAATTAATGAAGAATCAGAAAATTAATTTGACAAAGGATAAGACGAATGCAATTATTGCAGCTTATCTACTTAAAAATTTATGAAATATGTTAACAACAACCGACAGTGTAAATCTAAATGTAAAAGATAAAAAATTCGAATTCAATTCTCGTCATTTTTCCAGGTGGCTTTGTTTAGTGGAAGCTATTGAGGTTATTGAGAATAATGCGAAAAGAAATAAAATCAATTTAGAAAGAACGGATAGATGGATTAAGCCGGGTGCTATCACAAAATATATTGATGAGCGAGAGGCAAGTATGATTAAGGATGTGGAATACAATGAGAAATTGGTTCCAATGGAAGCATGTTAAAAAAATTATGACCACACAACAAATTATAAACAGTCAACTACCACCAGCTAAAGCAGGTGGCTTGTAACTGAAGCTTTTAAAGGCTCCGAAACGTAGGGTTCATTGACTGGAACCACAAATTGTTTAATATATCTATCTTTAATGTTTTTAGCAGCATTCAAATCGGCATGTTCTGCATGCCCACATTTCAAACAAACAAACTTATCTTCTATCCTATTTTTTTCTTCACAATGTCCACATTTACTACAGGTTTGACTAGTATAAGCAGCTTTAACGTAAACCACTAACTTACCTTTAGCATCTGCTTTATACTCTAAGAATTGCTGTAATTGAAAATAACTCCAATTATTAAGTTTGCTATTCGGTTTCTTATTCTTCCATTTGTTTTGATACTTATTAGTATTCTTTTCTTTAATACCTTTTAAGTCTTCTAAAACAAAAATATTATAATTTGAATTAACTAACTTTTTACTGATACAGTGATTGGTATCCAAAACAAACCTCTTCTCTTTCTTATTACGTTTACGGAGTAAACGTTTTGAAGAACGAGTGCCTTTCTTTTGTAGTTTTTTCCTGAGAAAGTCATATTTATTTTTAATAAAGACAGTTCTTTCAGAGGATACTAACAGACCATCACTAGTAGCAATAACATTATTGATACCTCTATCTACACCTAGAACTGACTGCGTATTCAATTTAGGTTTAATTGGATCATTAACCTCTTTAGAATAGGTTAAATGAATCCAAAATTGTTTTTTCTTTTTATCATAGGATAAAGTAGCAGAACCTACTTTCCAGGTTTGATAAATTTCCTGATAATAATCAGGAACATGAAGAATTTCTTTATGTCTTTTATTAAGTCCTATTAAAGTGAGTTGTTTACCTCTCAAATCAAAGCTTCTAATATTAAGATTAAGACTTAGACTTTTTTTAATAGGAATTTTACCTTTTAATTTATTTCTTTTACAAGCTGACATAGCTTGATCTCTAATTCCTTGTAAAAGAGCACTTTTAATGGTTGGATATTTTTCTTGAAATTTCCTATAAGTTGTTTGGTGGCATTTATTTTTACTATAAGAGCCTACTTCATAGGCATGGTTAGTATAATCATTAAACAAACCGTTACAATTTTGTATTAAAGTTAGATAATCTTGTTTTGGAAGATCATTAACTTTTAAGTTAATTGTTTTAATTAATTTCATTCTTCATATATATTTATCATTTATTATTGACATTTCAATAGGAAATGTTAAAATATTTTTATAATTATGAAAAAATTAACGATATTCATCCCCCATTTGAAAATGGGGGTTTCCTATCTAAGGACGGTACGATGAAAATTAAATCAGGTAAAGAGAAGGAATATCAGGAATACAAGGAGAGAAACTTAGATGATTATGGAAAACCTATAATTATTTTTTCTGAAAAATGGGCAGAATTAATGGAGAAAGAAATTTCTACTGGTAAAACAATTGGGGAGGTTTATGACAAAAAACCTAAGATGGGATTGAGTGGTTTTCAAGTTGAGTGTGCTGTAATTGGTCTGTGTAATTTTTGGGAGCATGGGGATGATCTACGCAGAGTGTGGTACTCCTATTGATAACGATGGTGTGGTTAGCACTTGTTCATTTGAAATTTCGAAATAATATGAGTGAATTTGATGATTTTGTCTTAGCAATGCATATTGTTAATTGTGATCTGACTATTTATGAATTAGTTTATAGTTTTGCTTCTGGTAGATTGAAAGATTTCTTGGAATTGGATGAAAATGGATTTTCTAGATGTCCACCTAAAACCCAGGGTTATTTTGAAATAGGGGATCAGGCAAGAAAAAATTTAAAACCATACTTAAAAATGGAATCTCAAGAAGATATTAAAGAAGTGTTTTTATATTTGTATGATGTGTTTACCAGACTGTTAAAATTTTATCGTAAATGTGAGAAAGAGAAAATTAATTTTGCGTGGGAAGAAGTTATTAAAAGGGGTTGGCATTGCGATCATGATTTCCAACTTTTTGATGAATTGCAAGATCCTAAATTGATAGAGTTGGATGTGAAGCTTTGGAGAGTGGAGATTTAAATGGTAGTAGTATCAAATTTTAAATCCTTATAATTGTAAGTCTTCACACATACTAAGTCATTGTAGTAGGTATTATCAATGAAATGATGTTTAACTTCGGTAATAAAGTAAATTCCCAAGAATTTATCAAAAAACTTAGAATTTGGAACATTATACCGCATATCTATGCTTAAGAATCTTCTACTTCTTCTATGCGTACTTCCTCTGACTCTAAATGTTACTGCATTATTTAGAAAGATCGCACTTTTCAAGATTTCATTTCTACCGTAAGTTATCTTGCCTTCATGGGAATCTTCTGATGAAGTGAATATGTGCTTAGCATTAGTTTGATTTTCTCGATATTGATTTATGGTTAAATTTGATGAGGGGCTATTGCCTTTATCCCCCTTCATATTTTTTACATAGTTTTGGAAATATATATCACGAGCTTTTGCTATATTATTATTGGTTAAATCCATGTAAAATGTTTTCTTTGGAATACTTACACTGTGGACAACAGTAGTTACTAATTTTTTTTGAACATCAAACCCAGAAGTATTTTTGAAAAAATAATCGTCCAGATTTGAATAATCCAACAAATATATACTATTCTGTTCATATGGATTGCTTCTGAGGGGATTATCATTCAATGTAGTGGCATCATTTTGATTAGAAATATAGAATTGTTCGATGGTTAATCCACCAGAAGAATTAGATGATGTTGGAGAATTAGCCAAATTAGTCTGGGAATTATAAGCTTGATCAAATAATTTCTTCATTGACACAAAACTCCAAATATCCGTATATCGATCTTTTTCTAACAAGCAAAAATCATAATTATTATCACTAGTTGAAACGTGTCGTTTTAAGAGATAATGCAAATCATCAATAGAATAGTAATCTGATGGGGAAGTATAGAATGTTTTTGACCCACCCAGATCCCAAATGTTAGAGAATTGGGTATTATAACCTTCTGTTGTGGGGAAATTTGTTTGTAGCAATTTCATGATGGCATCCCCAGTGAAAAGACTTCGGTCGTTATTCGAAAGATTTTTTGTATTTGGAGAATTGATATATGCTGCTGTTGAAAAATTAGTATTTTTCTCATTTAATATTTCAAAAGACCAATCCCAAAAGTGTAATTTTTTGAATTTTTCCCCTAATATTTCACCGGGAATGTCTATGGTATCATATATACAGAAGGTGAATTTCAAATTAAACATTTGTTTGTATGCATCAATATTCGTGGATGTATATGGAACTCCAGGCACTTTCGGTAAGATATTGATAATCAACAAGTCTCTTGCATCCCCCCTGAAAGTATATTGTAAATTAGAGTCCTGCACATAACCGGTTGCATTGGTATTAGATGTATCCGTTATTCCATTATATGATTCAATAGAATCATAAGTATTTTGATAGGTGATACTTCCAAAATGATAAAAATTAGTGGCAATATCTTCAATTACTAATTCTTTTATTGCCGCATGATTTATTTTTATTAAATCACCATTGGTATTAGTTAAAAATACTTCGAATATATAATCATCACTTCCAATTCGAATGGTTTGATTCGAATTTGGGTTTAATAGAATATTCGGAGATGCAAAGTTACTAGATGACATTTTAACTGTTTGCTTGAGTATTAATTGAATTAATTATTAATTGCAAATATTCTGGTTTTATAATCTTCAAATTACTTCCATTGGGTGGATATATCAGTGGATTAAAAATGTTGTTTGTAAGGCAGATTAGCCACCAAAGATCAATGGTTCCGTATTCATTATAGGAAATGACTGTCCATGCTAAAGGTCTTAATAAAGTAATGTGATAATAAAAAGAAACATCCATGTTATAAGGAAGATACACGGCATTGAGTGGATTGTAATAGTACTGTCCAGATGGATCTTGATGAAGTTTGAATATATTTTCATATTTATATGTTCCCAAGGATGGTAATGTATTGATATCACCTTGATATTCACCATAATCCAAGTCTTGATTGGAAATAGATGTAAGAGATGAAATTATTTTTCCCATTTGAATATTTATCATCAGATTTTTATTGGGTGTTTGTTAAATATACTATATGGGCCAAACTATTTTGACAAACAAATCCTTAGAAGGAATCGGACTCCTTTATGAACAACTTCGTAAAAATCAAGAAAATGATTCCGAGGTTATTAAGGAGGAACTTGATAAACCAAAGGTTAATTCCAAGAATAAATTCAAAAAAGTGGATAGTTTTCCTATAGAAGATCAAAAAACACCACTTTCTAAAGTAACCCCCGAATCATTTTACAAGAAAGATAGTGGTCCAAATCGTCTTTTGAAAGATGTTTTGGTTAAACCATTAGATCCAAAAGATATTAAAAAAGGTCAAGATGATCCTTATGAAGTTAAGAAATTATCAGTGAATACTGAAAGTAAGAAAATTTTAACCAATAAGAATCTTGGTTATATCATGGAAGAACTTAAGAAAAATAATCCCGAAGTAATTCTTGAAAATCTTAAGAAATATAAGCTGCTTTGGGGTAAAGACAATTTTCGTAAACTGATTACTGTTGCTGAACAACGTGGTTGTAGCAAAGAAGTACAGAATCTTAGACTATTTGTAGAAAAGAAAATGTCTAAAAAAGTTAAAGAAGTAAAAAAAGTCAAAAAAGATAAGAAAAAATCTAAAAAGAACACTAAATAATTATACAAGCTTATGGCAAAACAACCTAAATTCTCGTTCGACGCTCTTTATGAATCCGCTATTGGTGGAGGTTATTCAGAAGATGAAATTAAACCAGCTACAGAAGATGGCACCAGTGAAGGAGATAGTTCCGTTGCTGATGATGCGGAAATCGATGCGGATACTGATGTAAAAGACGAGGAAGATCTCTCTGCTTCTGACATTATTGATAAGCTCGTTGAATATCTAGAAAAACTAAAAGCTTTCCTACCTGAAGTTGATGATGATGCTAAGGATCTTGGAATTGGTGATGATGAAGATGCGACTTCTGAAGATGAACAAATGGCCGGATTAGATGCTGGTGTTGCTGAAGAAGACGAAGAGGAAGAAGATGAGGATGATGAAGACGAGGATGAAGATGAAGAAACAGTTTCCGAAGAAATTGATTTTGAAGATCTCGGAACTCCTCTAGTTAATCAGAAGAAAGGTAATCCCACTAAAGTAACTTCTACTCCTGAAAAACCACCTGGTGTACTACATAATGTAGCCAAAGGAAAAACTGGTGATGGTAAAGTATTGGAAAAACCTGAATTGGATGAAGAAGAAGGAACCCCTCTAGTTAACCAAAAATCTGGTAATCCCACTAAAGTCACTGGAACTGCTAATGTCATTAAAGGTGTTATCAAAGGCGGTGGAAAAGGTGATCAAGATTTGTTCCAAAAGAACTAATTGAAGTTGAAAGTTAAAAATGAAAAGGCGAATCAGAAATGGTTCGCCTTTTTTGTTTCAATTTAATGAATATTGCCCGATATCCAAAAGATTTGGGATATATTGAGAAAAAGCAAAAGTTGCTACACATTCTGCTTCTGCTTCATCTCGATTATTCATATCGACACCATCTAATTTAATAGGAAAAGCATCTGTAAATTCAAAGTTTATAACTGGATTATTATATTCATCTAACATGAATAAAGTGATGGTGGTTTGATATAGGGTAAGATTCAATATTCCAACAGGTTTTGATGGGTCTACTATGGATAATTCAGCATTATTTAAAATATTTAACCAGTTGAATAAAAACCAATAATTATTCCAGTAGTTATCAACGGTGAAGTTTATTTTTAAATCTCCATGATAAGGTCTAGCTAAACTGGATATACTTACATTCTGTCCTGCATATCTTAATGCATTGTGATCAATTGATATTTCAGGTAGATTTATTCCATAGACTGAAAAAGAAAAAGAGTCTGAATTAATTGTATTCTGACTTCTTTGTAGGGGATTGTTGGTATCAATTCCTTTTAATGCTTTAGGTATAGTTATAACTACTAAAAATTTATCTTTCCGAGCTTTATTAAAGGGTGATTGGTAAGGACTATTCATTATTAGTATTTACGGATATCACAAAATAATCGATTTCAATGAAAAATAAGATATGTGAAGAAAAGTCCTTCACCGACTAAAAGAATTGTAGCAATCCAAAGTAATATAATAAACCAATCCGGTTGTTTCTCGGGAATGTACGATCTCATTATTAAATTAGAATTTTGTAGTAGATGTACTGTTAACATCAAATGTCCGTTCAAAGAAGTGATAACTTAATGTAGCAGTAAAATTAACAACTTCTCCGTTACCAATCATGGAATAAGATAATTCACCAACATTTCCAATAGAAACACCTACTAAATTATACTTAGAAACCGCATTTAATTGTTGATCTAATTGAATAAGTGTAATAATAGATCTAGCTGGAGCAGTCATGAAATTACCTGTAGAAGTTGCATCATCAAAAGTATCTCTGGACCAATCTTCAAATCTTTGTCTTAGACTGGATTTTGCATCACAGAAAAATTCCAAATTATAAGCGTCAGAACCAGGATATTTGGCAGTTCCTTTTACATTGAAATCCAATCCCATATAAGGTACTGCTACATTAGTTAAAGCTCTTGCAGGTAGAGCAGCAGCTTTACAATATACTAAATCTTCCTCATTAAAAGTAATACCGGAAGCATTTGCGGGAGTTAATGCTAAAACTCGAAAAGAAACATCCCTTGCGAAGTCTAATGCCGCAGCTTGTTGGTAAAATGTTTGAATTGTCTGGTTAGTAACGCTCATATCAATTATTTATCATTAAAAAATGTTGAAATTAAATCTTTCCCTAATAAATTGTTATATGGGTAGGATTAGTTCAGACAGTTTAATTGATTTTTTAAGTAAAAACGGAATAGTTTTAATTTCTAAATTAGAATCTCCTTCTGGAGATGTTGAATTTTTATGTTCATCAGGAAAATATAAATTTCTATTAAATTTAGATTGGGATGGTGGTTTATCCGGTACTTTTGTGGATAAGTACAGAAAAGAGTTTTTATATGATTATATTCCAGATTTAGATGAATTATTATTAACCATCAAAAAACATTATCGATGAGATAAATAATTTGAATGAGTAATTACAGCAATTTTTCGAACAATGTACCAAACAACCCGGCCATTGTTGAATATGGTAAAGCAATTCAATTAATCGGAGATACTAGGTTCCCTGATATTACTTCTGTACGTATCCATTATCCCGATAATTCGGCAGCATTCTTTTCATCACAAGCTGTAGCACTTACTTCTTATTCAATTTATCCAAAACATGCACAATTAACTTATGTGGTTAATGCCGCAGATATTCCGACTACTACCAATATTGTTTCTGGTGGATTTTTCAATATACAGATTCCTTCTACAGGGCAAGTTAATACAACTGCACCTTTAAGTGCAATTCAAATTGGTTTTTCGGATATTAATGGTAAATTACAAGCGGTTTCTGATTCTAATCCGCTTCCAATGATTGATGCGTATGTTAATTCAACTAATGTCACTTGGACTAATGCTACAACACTTAGTTCTGCATTGACTGTTAATACTGCTGGATATGATGGTGTTGGTATTACGATTATTACATCAGGTACAGTTACGGGAGGACAAGTTACTTTTCAAGTTTGGGATGGTGCAAATTGGTTGACTACTAAAATTGGACGTTGTAACACATATAATTCTGATAGTACATATACAATTGTTGCTGGTGTTCAAGCGTGGCAAGCTGATGTTGCCCCATTTACTCAATTTAGAGTTATTCTTTCTTCGGTTATTGTTGGATCAGGATCTGTATTGGTTACTGAAGTTGTAAGTTCAGCACCAATTGTAGGTCCAGTTACTGTTGGTATAGACCCAACCCAACCTTTACCTGCTGGTACAAATAATTTGGGAAGTGTTGTTTTAGCAGTTTCCTCTTCAAATTTTGTCAATGGACAAGCAACAATTGCTTCGACCGGAGTAGCAGTACAACTCACCAGCAATTCTTATATCGTTCAAAAAGGTGTGAACATTGGTCTAAGTCCCGCAAGTCCAGGTCTTGGATATATTGGTGCATCCGGTGTTTCTGCTTCTACTGGAGTCATTGTAACTTCCGCTTCTAATAGCTTCCCAATCCCTTCTGGCGTAAATCTAAATACAATTTATGTTAATGGGACTACAGGTCAAGTGTTTTATTATGGTGGATCTTAATTTATTTAATTGAGTTTTATTTTTTGCTTTTCGCATATTCTTCTTTACAAATTATTGCGTTTTGTTATCGTGATTCAGTGAAGCAAAATATTAACAATAATCAAGCAGGAAAAGGTGATAAACCTCGTAATTGCTTTTCAAAAGAATTTAAGCGGAATTTTGACCAAGTTAATTGGGGTAAAAATAAATCTAAAAAATCTAATCAGGAGAAATCTTGAAAAGTTATTTTCAAAACGTCCCTCTTTATTTTACTGAAGAGGGTCATGAATATCATCACAAAAATGGTCAGAAATATATTTCATGTACTCAAATAATTTCTCAGTATAAAGAAAAGTTTGATAGTGATAAGATGTCGAGAATTATTGCTAAAAAGCGTGGAGTTTCACAGGAAGAAATATTATTAGAATGGAAAAAGGCGGAGAAGGATGGAACAGAATTTGGAACATTGATTCATAAAAATATCGAATCATATTTTAATACTAAAAAGTGTGATGAAAGGATTTTGCCAATGGTTGGAGACTTACATTTAAAATTAGCATATAGATTAGAGGATTCTTATTTTGAACAATTAGTTTGGAATGAAAAATTTATGATTTGTGGAACAGCAGATTTGGTTAATATTGATGGGGATTATTTCGATATTTTTGATTATAAAACAAATAAAAAATTTAATATGGAATCCAAATATTCTAATCCATTAATGTTCAAATATCCTTTGGAAAATATGGAAATTAATGAATATAATGTTTATTCACTACAGTTAAGTATGTATGCAAGATTTGTGAAGGAATTGACGGGGAAAATTCCTAGAGATTTGAGTGTTTTTTGGTATGACCGGGAAGATACCAAAGATTTTGAAAATTTTAATGGACAATGGGTCGAATATCATCTAGAAAACATGGAAACTGAGGTCAATAAACTATTTGAGCATTATGATAAAAAAGATCCTATTTTAAAATTAATCTTAAGAAGTAAAAACATGTGAGAATTATTTTTTTGGACATTGATGGGGTTTTAATTTCTAGGAGAACCCATTCATTACGCTCCAATTTTAAAAATAAAGATTGGAAACACGTAGATTTAAATTTTTGTAAATGGTTAAAGATGATTTGTGAAACTAATGATATTAGAATCGTTATTTCATCTTCTTGGAGAAGAATGCCCACGAGTTTAATTCCTTTACTGAAAAAAGCAAAATTGCTGCATCTTTTACATGAAACTGATCCATATACTACAACTAATTTCAGTGAAATTAAAAAAACTTTTTCTTATGTCAGAGGAGACGAGATTCAACTTTGGCTAGATAACCACCTAGGAGAATGGGTGGATTATTTGATTTTAGATGATGATTCTGACTTTTTGGAACATCAAATGAAAAATCATATCAAAACCGATATTAATAATGGAGTCCAATTTGAACAAATTAGAAGTATCTTTAAATGGGTTTACGGAGAAAAATCCCCGTATAATGCATGAATAACTTAAAATATCGCTTATTATCGTTTTTACACGGTTTTCTTTGCAAAGATAGGTCTAACCTCTATTATATCCAAAAAAGCTTCTTAAAGGCTATTTGTAGTCAAAAGAACACCATTAGGGTAACACCTGTTGGAACTGGATCTACTTCCATTGGAATTTTGTATGCATTGGGGCAATGTTTGTTCCACCCTGGTTATAAATTTCTGTTTACTTATACTAATCGTTATCATCATATCGGAAGAGTTTTACAAATCCATTCCCAATTGGGTTGGTTCTTTGAAAGATTCCTTCCGATTAAATTTAAAAGTAATACCAAAATTGAATTCAAAAATGGAAGTTCAATTAGTACCCTTTCTTTGTTTTCTAATAAACATGCTGAACTTGATTGTGTAGGTTTTTATGATTGTATCTTTAATGATGATTGTATGATGGTTTCGGAAGAGATTGCTCATCAATTTTATAATGATCTTAAAAAATGGAGTAACCAAATTGTAATGATCATTTCTCCATATGATAAGAAACATCCTGCATATTTGATTTTTGAAAATATTTGCCGAAATTATCCAAAGAATAATTGGAAAATTAAGACGGTTTCACAGAAGGAAATTTGATATTTTATTAACCCCCATTAAATAGTTTAATGGGTCGTAAAAAGAAAGTTGTTGAAACCAATATTGAAAAAGTTGAGTTAAAACAAAAGGATAGATATTTAAGAAATCCTAATTTACCAGTTTTAGGTGCTTCGTTTGATTTTACACCTGAGATGGTGAAGGAACTTAAAAAATGTTCTGATAACATCATCCATTTCGCGGAGAATTATTTTTATATCGTAAATCTTGATGAGGGATTGATGAAGATTCCCTTACATAAGTATCAAAAGAGGATATTGAGAGCATATAGAGATAATAGATTTAATATAGTTCTAGCATCTAGACAATGTGGAAAGACAACTATAACCACAATTTATACACTTTGGAAATGTTGTTTTACTAATTATTATAGGGTATTAATTGTCGCTAATAAAGAATCTACTGCTAAAGGTATTTTTAATCGTATCAAGAAAGCTTATGAAGAGCTTCCTGTTTGGTTGAAGCCTGGGGTGAAAGAATATGCACAAACATCCATGGTTCTCGCTAATGGCTCATCTATAGGAATTTCGACTACTTCAAGCGATGCTGGTCGCGGAGATTCCTGTAATTGTAGCATAGGTCAAACTTTAATCACAATTAAGAACAAAGAAACCGGGGAAATAATAAATTGTACATTTAGTGATTTTTATGAATTAATTAAACATAATGACGAATATCTTTTATTTGTGTTTGATGATGTGGATAATTATAAAGTTATTTCAAATAAGAATTATTCTATATTGACACCAACAGGATTTCGAGATTTTAAAGGTCTAATAGTGGGCGAAAATAAAAATAAGATTAAGTTGACTTTTGATAATGGAAAAACATTAATATGTACGCCAAAACATAAATTAGTATTATCTGATATTTTTCATGTATATGCAGAGGAATTATCTATTGGTGATATACTCCCAAATAATTTAAAATTATTATCTAAAGAATTCATCCAAAATGACGAATTAGTTTATGATATATACAATGTGGAAAATCATATATATCTTATTGATAATCAAATAGTAACACATAATTGTCTGGCGATAGATGAGGCTAGTTTTATCAGAGAGGAGTTATTAGATCCATTTTGGAAATCAGTTTATCCAATTATTTCTAGTTCTAAGAAAGCACAAATTTTAATCTGTTCTACTCCAAATGGTACGGGAAATTTATTTCATAAATTATGGTCGGGTGCAATTGCAGGAACAAATGGATGGTTTCCTTCTCGCATAGACTGGGAAGAAATCCCAGGACGTGATTTGGCTTGGAAACAAGAAACCATTAGAAATTTAGGTTCTGAAGAGATTTTCAATCAAGAATTTGGGAATGAATTTCTCAAAACTGGGGAGAGTTCCTTAGATGAACAAGTACATGCCAAATTACTTGCTAATTGTAGAGATCCAGAATTCATTTTGGAGGATGGTTGCTATAAAGTTTGGGATGAGCCTGTTAAAGATAGGATTTATGTGGCTGGAGTAGATATTTCCGAAGGTGTTGGAAAAAATTCTTCAGTTATTAATATTCTAGATATAACTGATCTAAGTCATATTAAACAAGTTGCAATTTATTCCAATAATAAAATTATTCCATTTGATTTTGCTAAGAAAGTTAATGATGTCCTAGACAATTGGGGCAAACCTCCAGCATTAATTGAAAGAAATAATTGTGGGATTACCGTGATAGATCAGCTTGTTCAAACATACAATTATCCACTTATTGTTACCTATCAGCATGATAAAAAGGAAGATTTACAGAGACAGGGTATTAATTCGCATACTAATTCTAAGTATAGTGGTGTAGTTAATATGAGATATTGGGTTAATTCAAAATGTGTTGTTGATTTAAGAGATAAAGATACTGTTAGTGAACTTAAAAATTTTGTAAGAAAGGATAATGGTACTTGGAGTGGTCAAAATGAGGCGGATTTAGATGATAGAGTGATGTCATTAATTTGGGCACTTTTCATTTTGGATAAGAAAATTATCGAAAGGTATTTTGAAGTATTGAAAGAGGATGATAATGGAAAGCCGCTATTAATTAAACCTATTAATTGGGAGCCAAATATCAAAAATAATCCATTTGGAATGTATCGAGTTGAAAATAAACCAGTCTCACAGGATACTGATTATTCAACACTTCCTGTTTTCATTGGTAATAATAGAGAATATTTTAGGAATGAGATGGATTGGTTAAAGAAAGAGGGTTACAAACCAGTTTTGGAATTGAGTTACTGAGAAATTTTTGATTTCACCCTTTTTTTGCTACTGATGATGCTACAATATTTTGACTAGAAACAATTCCAGCAGGTGCTTGTGTGGAATCCAATCTAGGAGTTTTTCTATAACCATCCCAGTTGGCACCATCCTGATGTGGTGAAGTGACCAGATGAAGGCATACGACTGTAGGAAGAAGAGCACGACATGCCCTTGGCCATTGTGCCGCGAACATTACATCGTCGTGACTTGCCAGTCCTTTTGAAAAAACATAAGGGCGGTCGCATGTAGCGTTCCATACTTGGAAAAATCCAATGGGAACATATCCTTCGATTGGATCAGCATATCGGTGACTAAGTGGTCCACTAGATCCACTAGATATTCTGAAACCATATTGATGGGTTGGATTTTTTCTAGCCTGTTCAATTTCATCTACACTACTAACGTCCACCCTATCGGCACCGTAAACGAAATTACGATCTAGATGGGTGTTATTAAAAAACATTCTTCGGAAATCTTGTGGTAATACACAATCCACATCAATATGTGCATGCCATCCATAGAACCTATAATAATTTTGTCCTACTGCAATGGCAGCACCTTTATTAAAATTTCTACCATCTTTTTTAAACGCATCTGTTTGAACACATGTCGCACCATATTTTTTGCATACCAATTGTGTTTTTCTATCATCATGACTAGTTACTATAATGGCAGTATCTACTTGAGAATGATTATACCCCAATGTAACATCTAAAATATCATCGAAACCAACACAAGTAGTGACCATTTCAAATCGAAGGGAATCTTGGTCAAAAAGTTTAGGATCTGTGGGATGTGGATTAGACGGTAGGCTTGGCATATAGATTACTTACGAATCGTTAATTTCAATGTCAATAGGAAAACAGCAAATAAATACTAAAAATAACATGAACAGCCTATATTTGCCATTTTCCATCACAGATTACACAAATAGTCCTGTTCTCTCTGCAGTAACTTCCCCTATCGGGACACTGAACTTTCAATTTTCTCTTCCTAACCAGTATTCAAATTCCATTTCAAATACCTTAGCAACTTGGTATATGGGTGATGGTACGGTATTAACGGGTCTTTCTGCAGTCCATTCCTATCAATATCCAGGTACTTATACCATTTCTTTGTTTGTATATAATTCTGCAGGAGATGTTATTCTAAGTACATATCAACCAACAATTAATGTATATAACTTAGTACCAGATCAAATTGCCATGGATTCATTAGATGCGCCATTAAGAATCTATAATATCCGTGCAGGACAAATTAGTCCACCTGTTACAGTGAAAAGGTTAAATTCGTGGCAAAGTTTAACCCCAATGGGTTCTAGTTATACCATTAATTTGTATTGTTCAGGAAGCAATTCTAATTATTTGGATGAACAGAGATATGATGCAGATGGTTGGGCGCATTTGAATACCTATTTTGAATTCTTATCTTCTGATATGCTTACTCCAGTGAATGCAATCTCTTGCAATGCTGATCCAATTTACGCTTATATTTCAAATAATACTATTCAATTTACCCCATTTAGTTCATCAAATACGGTTTTGGTTGGTTCAAGTGGAACTGCTACATTTTATTTTTCAGATGAAATGGCCAAGAACTACGTGTCGGAACCACCTTCAATCCTATTTGCTTCATTAGATATGACAAATTTTCCAGATAAAACTGAACAATATTTGAATTATACTGGTAATTCTCCTTTTGGAACACTGAATACTAAAACTGTTCAACAATTCATTAAAACCCGTTTTAATCCCGCTTCACAAATCTCCATAACTTCTAATGGAATTGATGGGGAAGGCTACGTAGATACTTCATTTTACATTAATCCTATTAAATGGGCAACACAACCCATATCTTTTGTATGTAAACTCAAAGACTATCAGTGGTTCAGTACAAAAAGTTATTCAATGTTAACTGCATTTGGAAGTGGGAATTTTAATTTGCAATTAGACTTGGTTCAAATTAATTCAAATGGTGCTTTTTCAAGGATTCCTAATGTAAATTGGAATAATGCGGATTTTATACCTGAATTAAGCGCAAATCCTTCCACTGGTGGTTATTATGCTGGTTATTTTTCATGTAGCGGTAGTAATTTAAATGTGGCATTAACAGCAGGAACTATTATCACTAATCCTTTTTATTATCCGCAAGATAATGATTATGCATTCTTTTTTCAACCAGAGACTTCTAATTTATATCGATATAATAGAAATATTTCATTTTCAAATTGTACTGGACAATTGATTACTAATTTTAATCCTTCTAATACTTCATTTACTGTTCCATTAAGTAGTTCATTTTCAATAAGTGTTAATCCTAACCAGGAGAGTTCATTTGTTTGCGATCAGGAATTCGATAAAATTTATAAAATAGATTATAATGGTAATGTTATATATACTGTCGCACTTTCTTCTGCTCGTTTTTATGGTTCTGATGGGAATGTTTACCTGAATGACTTGAGAGTTAATAATTCAGCATCTCCAGCACAAGCAGCCATAGATTCCAATGGGGACGCTTGGATATGCCTTTATGACGGTTTAAGTGCCATCAAAATAGAAAACTCTACTGGTATAATCAAATCATTTGCATATCCTGCTCAATATCTCAATACTAATTATAACTTATCCAGTTTTAATGTTTTAACCCCATTAAGTGGATTTTATGGGGAAAATACAGTTTCTCCTGTTTCTATTGATACTGATCTCAACAATAACATTTGGATTAGTTATTTTCATCCATTGAGTAGTTTTATTGCGAAGTTTAACACTACGGGACAATATTTGACTAGTTATAATTTCCCCACTGGATATTCTTCTCAAGAATTGATAGTGGATGTTAATAACAATGTTTGGGTATCTGTATGGAATGATTCATTTCATCCTTCTAATATATCTCAGAGAAATGATTATATTTATAAATTCGATTCGAATGCTTATGTAGTTAATGGTTATCCATTATCTGGTTTTCAACAACCGAATTCAATTTGTTTAGATGCACATCAAAATTTATTCGTATCTCATTATATCCAAACTGTTACAAAGATTAATTCCAAGCAGGTTTTAACTAATTATTACATGGGAAGTTCTTATACAACTTCATTTTTTGAACAACAGATATCAACAATTGGTGCAGATACTAATGATTTTATCTGGGTCATTAATGATTATGACTCACAAATTTACTTTCTTAATGTTAAGAGTACCCCTACAGGTATTGCGAATATACCAAGAGTTGCTTTACCACCACAATACTATAGTTATTCCTCTTATGGTGACTGGCTGGGAACAAGATACATTTCCAAATACTTAACAGCTACCCCTACAGCTTATGTATCGGGAATGAGTAATATTTTCAATATATATCCAGTTTCTGGTTACAATTACATTACTAAAGTGAATGAAAATTTTGATATGACTGTACAGTATCAAAGCACGATATACATGGAGAGTTTATTGAGCAAACCTATTTTATTGAATGATTTCCTTGGTCAAATTGTGGGTGATGTCGATTCTTCCCCAAATACCTTCGGAAAGAGAGTTTATGAGAAAATAGCTAATTATAGTGAGAATGTTTCTGATATCGATACTTGTAACATTCAAGCTTTGTTAAGTATGGACCAAATGTTAGGTGCAAGTAGTTTACTGGACTTTAATTTTTCATATCCAAGTAATATACAGAGAGTTGTGGATCTTTTGAGTATTAAGCAGAGTGATTTGTGGGGGGATATTAATAATTATAGTGATAATTTCAAACAAAATGATTGGGGATTAGCATATAATTCATCTAACCTATTACCAATATCTTCTACAGTATTAGTGGTAAGTGGATATATAGTTGCTTATGAAAAATATTCAAAACTATATAGAAAAGTTTCTTGTGCAACCCCTTATATTAGTTCTATCGCAAATTTGGATATAAATTCTGGTAATTATATTTTTCCATTAAGTTCCTTCCAAAATACTTGGGGGTGGGGATTAGTATTACCGGATTATGTTTCGCCTAATAATTTACATTACTATTATGAATTTTATCAATATGTTCCACAGATTGCGGGTGGATTTGTTCAGAATATTATCAATTGGGATGATCCTTTGACTACACTTTCCCCATATAATTCTTCTAATGAGGCTTGGGTAATGGATAATGGGATTATGGATCAACTCATCAATTTCGAACTTTCTAACGGACTTGGACTAATTAATTCTGACAATTAAGTTATTTCATTAAAAGGAAAATTATTTTTTCTTGATTTTTCGAAAAATTTTGTTAAAATTCTTTTTATGAGTGAATTATATTTTGTTAATCTAGTTTGTCCGAATGAATTACCCAAGCAAGGGACAGAATTTTCGGCAGGATATGATTTAATCGCAACTTCTGTTAAATTTGTAGGTAAAAATCCCAAACATGATGATAAAATTTTTAATTCTATTGATTACATTGAATATCAAACGGATTTATCTTTACAAATCCAAAATTCTAAGGAACAGCACGCATTTATTTTTCCAAGATCTTCTATATCAAAATATAATTTGGTATTAGCAAATTCTGTCGGTGTAGTGGATAATGATTATATTGGAAAAATTTCATTTAGATTTAAATATATAACACAACCTGAAGATTTGCTTTTTGATCCAGAAAATGAAAGATTTTATACGGTTATTAATGAAGATAAAATTTATAAAGTGGGTGATAAAATCGGTCAATTAGTATTCCTAAAAACAAATCAAGTACACCTAATAAAAACAAATAATTTAGAAGAAACTAAAAGAGGAATTGGTGCTTATGGTTCCACAGATAACTAAATCCGACCTTTTTCGTTGACAATTTTTGTTTTTATGATAAAACATATCGATGAACATCAAGAAAAAACTTATTTTTCCTTTGAATGATCCAGAAGTAAAACAAAATAATATAGATTTTTTTGAAGAATTGATTGGAAAAATTGAGGAATACCAAAAGTGCAAATCTTGTAAAAAGAAGATCGAAGAAATTAATAAAATAAAAAAGAAATATGAATGATATAATTAAAGAGTTGATTGAAAATTTAAAAACACAGGATAATTACATTACATCAGATCCAATTTACACTGTACAAAAACTTAAAAAAATTTATGGATTAGATTTGGATTATGGTGAGTATTATGATTGGATTAATAATGAAAATGATTTTTATGTGGCAGATTCTAAATTGAAGGCGGAACTAGATCGAGCATATATCCTTAATCGGTCGTCTTTTACGTATGATGACGAAATTATTATTGTTAACGGGTGGGAAAAGTCATTCTTTTATGCAGAGTGGGAAACTATTGAAACCTTTTTAACTGAGAAATCTGCAAAGGATTATATTGAACTTCATAAACATCGTTATCCTGATAGTGAATTGAAAATGTTTGTAGCTTCTGGATACAGGAATCCAGAAATGAGAGCCATTAGAGAATATTTTTTGAATTTGTAAAGACTAAAACTAAATGATTTTTAATATAAATGAATTCACTGGTGAAGAACGAGCATTTCTTTTAGAAATAATTAAAAGAAAGAAATCTGATACTGTCTTAACATGGGACACTGTTAAGTCTATTAAACCTCAGTTTTTAGAAAAATATCTAGAAGAAATTAAGAATGATTTGACAGAGGAAGGATTGAAATTTTTAGATGAAATTAAAGAAAAATATGAGAAATTTCTTGCTAGATAATTGAAATGGTGTATTAAAGTTTACTTATGACAATTAAAAAGTTACGATGGAAAAAGGAAAAGTTTTCTGATGGTTCAGTTGAATGGGTATCCGCAGAAATACCTATTTTTAAGATTGGATTTAGTATCGAAGAGAAATATCCCGAAACTGGTTATTATGAGTTGTTTTTTCATTCTGATAATTATAATACAAGTAAACGAATTAAAAAATCAAATGATATTGAATTTCTTAAAGAATATGCTCATTGGTATTGGGAACAATTGATATTGAAGAATGTTTTCGAACAATAATCTATGAATAAAGAAAAATTAGCACAACTATTAAATGGAAGAACCTATGGCGAAAAATTTTTAAGACAAAATACCGTAAGTTCTACGGGAATTAACGCTTGTGGAGACATTACCTCTTGGTCTGGAGCAATCCAGAAAAAAGTAGTACCTAAGAAACAAGAAAATAACAAAGAGTCAACAGTTTATTACTTAAAAGTATGAATTTAGATTTTTGTAGGTTTATTAGAACGGTATTGTAATTGATTCAAAGGATTTATGCCCCAAGAGTTAAAATGGTATGCCGAATCTTCCTTTGATGATTCCTTTGAATGGATAGAAGGTTATATTGAATATGGTAAATTGATTTATACCATAGAAAAGGATGATAATTCTGTTTATGCAGAAATTAAACCTAAATTATATAATTTAATCTTTTTTCCTCATGGTAAAAACGGATGCTGCGTGGAATCTTCTTCAGATGTAGAAGAATTAAAGAAATTTTCTGATAAATTTTTGATTTGTTACTATCAGGATACTTCGTGGCAAGAAATATTAGAATAATATGACTCAACTCAAACTCAGAATACCTTATGTATTAGACTTTCCAACTGTTGTTGAGGAAAATTTATTGGTTTTATCCTTCGTAGATCCAGAAATTGTCTATAAAAATCCAACATTTTCCAACCTAAATATTGATTCTTTAAGACCTTATTTGGATTTTGTAAATGAGGATGAAGAATGTGATTTTATTCATTTTCCTTGGAAGTTTAATCCAATGGTCAACTATAGTAATATAGTCAAATATGCCCAATCAAAAAACAAAAAAATTCTATTTTTCTTTAATGATGACTTGGAAACACCTTTCGAATTGCCTAATTCCATTTTACTCCGAACAAGTTTCGATACTAGACACCAGAATACCTCTACTTTTGCTTGGCCTGCCTTTTGTGAAGACTTAGTGAAGAGATATGGTAGATATCCTCCCAGAGAGAAGTGTGAAGTGCCTGTAATAGGTTTTTGTGGGTGTTATTCAAGAGGAATTCGAGAAAAGGTGGTTAATTTTGTTAAAACTACCAATTTACATACTAATTTCATTATTCGTGACAATTTTTGGGCAGGGGATACTTGGGGTAAAAGAGTTAGGCAGGAATATGTGGATAATATACAGAGTTCAGATTATACTTTATGTATGAGAGGGGGGGGTAATTTTTCATATAGATTTTTCGAAACACTTTGTTTAGGAAGAATACCTATTTTTATTGATTCGTATACCCCAATTCCTTTTAAAGAATTGACTGGAATTGAAAAACTGATACCATGTATTCATGAAGATAATATCGACAAATTACCTGAAGTTGTTCTTGATCATTGGAATAATATTGGAGATTATGCAGATTTGCAGAAAACATTGAGAAATATATGGTTGGAATATTATTCTCCATTGGGTGCAATTAAAAGTTTAATTAAAATTAAAGAACAATTATTATGAACAGACTTTTCGAAAACGAAGATTGTATATTTTACCGAGGGAATAATTTCTTAAGTATGTCGTGGCAAATTATCTGTTTAATTATTTTGTTGATTATTCAGGTTACTCTTTTGGTAATTTATCCTTTTTATAAACTTAATAAAATTATGAATGAGGAACCATGAATTTCGAGAAATTGTATTTAGAGTGGATGGATAAGCTTAATAATGATATTGGGGAGATTTCATTATTGGAGATGTCTACCGATAGAACAGACACCAGAAGACATATTGAAAGTTTAGCTATTCCTATTTGGTTACATCTTTATAAAATATTGATCAAACCTAAAAATTTATCTACACAACATTGGAAACATGAATTACGCACCTTTTTGGATGATATTGATGAAAATCTTCGAACAATGATTAAACGATTTGATTCAGAAAAGTTATATGAAATTTTATCAAAAAATTCCGAGACATTAAAAATAGCAAAAAGAAGATATCAGAAGGACTATACAAATCCAATATCTGAATTAGAAACTTATGATGATCAAATTAAGAAAATAATTAGTTATATTTCTTATGAATTGTCTTTTCGTGGTAATTTTGAAGAAGTTGAAAAAATAATTGAAAATTTATGAATAAACCAAAAAGCAAAAAAGTATCGTTGGAACAACTGATTTCGTCACTTCTAGATTCTGGCCACATTAAAGTTAAAAATACCAAGAAGAATTATCATTTCAATGTATCTGGATTAACCCCTTCAGAATATGGTTCTGTAGAAGAAGTTACTCTAGAGGGACTTCTTATTGAATGGGATGAATAAGTCATCATTTATCAAGAATTATACCCAAAATCAATAGATAACTCCTTAAATATGATTCATTATCGCAAAGGAAATCTTTTAGAACAAAGTGATTTAAGTGCAATTGTGCATCAATGTAATCTTATGCATATTTTTGGGGCTGGTATTGCATTGGAAATTAAAGAAACTTTCCCAGAAGCTTATGAAGCGGATAAGCAAACACCTAAAAATGATATTTCTAAACTTGGGAAATATAGTTATGCCATTACTCCTACGTTTTTAATCTTCAATATGTATTCACAATTGGGATTATCTAGACATACTAGAACCACTTCTTATTCCCATATGGAAATTGCTTTTAAGAAGATTAAAAATGATTTACAAAATAATATTTTCGGATTGAAGATGCCTATTACTTTGGGGATGCCATATAAGATTGGTTGTGGTCTGGGTGGTGGTAATTGGGAAGATGTTGAAAAAATTATTAAAAATGTCTTTACTGATGCAACTTTTGATGTCATTATTTGTGAATTGTGACTAAAAAAGAATGGGGGTAGATTAGTAATTGATGTTTGGTTTGGGGATGTTAATTGCAACAATTTTTTGGGCATTTATGAATAAATGTAATTATAACTCTCATGTAAGTCATTTGGAATATCTTAGAGAACAAAATAGAGAACTAGCTAGAAGATTATTACAAGAAAGAATAAGAAAATGAATGCAATTGAATTATTTCAAAAAGATGGTAAACAAACTGGTGCTTTTTATTGCGAAAAATGTCGTTTAATTTATCAAAGTTCAGAAAGAGCTAATCAATGTTGTAATAATTATCATTGCAATTATTGCGGGAAAGATACTGGAAGTAGGTTTAGATTAATTTGTGATCCTTGCCAAGAATTGAAATTTGAAAATAAAGAAAAGGAAAGATTTGAAAAGTCCGAAAAACTTACTTCGTATGACGGATGGGTATATTCTGAAGGTCATGGTTATAAAGATGGTTATTTTGAATCCTTAGAAGACTTTTATGATTGGGCTAGTGAATTAGATGAGAATGATTGGCCTGAATATGTCTGGACTTGTACTCCTAATTATTTTGTACAAGCAGATATTCAAGATATTTCACAACAAATTTGTGATAATTCTCATGAAGATTTTGATTTCGATGATTTAGATGGAATTCAAGAACTTGAAAAGGCTTTAGATCAATTTAATGAAAAGAATAATTCCGTTTGTTCTTATGAAGTTAATTATAAACAAAGTGTTTTAGTTAAGAAACCCGAAAAATAATAATATATGAATTTACCCCAGAATGCAAAATTAGAATCAAGAAGAGTAATTATTCGCTTGGCATCTGGCGAAAAAGATGTGAAATGGAAATATTATGATCCACACTATTCGTGGGTATTACCAAATGATCAAAGTTTTGAAAATGCATGTTTAAAACATGTTGTAGACGGTTATGAGCTTTTTGCACAAGTTGCAGTTCCGAAATGCTCAACTGTGAATGTGGTTTTAGGGAGGATAGAGATACTAAAGCTGCAAGAACAATAGTTTGTATGGGTCTAGATCAATTTGTACCTACGGAATGTAGGGATATTAAACCTGTGGAGATTCTAACCTCTGGCATTGCCGATAAGTATGAACTACTTTTTGATAATTCTAAGTTAGAGTCGTTGAATCAGGAAGCCGTCTGCTTTAGCAGAGGGTAGTTCACACTAGCTAAGAAAAAAGGATTAGTTGGCAAGCTTATCAAAACAGAAGATTGGGAATTTCTTCATGGGCAGTTGGAAACTCTATAAATATTATTATGTCCTTTATTACTTATAATTCAAAATTAAATGAAAATGTTGAACTTTTCAAATACAAAAATATCAAGTTGAGATTGGGGGATTTAGTTTTCCAAGATCTTCCTGAAATTTATATCATAGATTTGATTTATTACAGTCAGAATTCAAAAGGTCCGGTTCATGTGGGAATAGTTAGTGGATTTGACTCATTAGGAATCCCCATTATTACTGAGGCATTCCCAATACTTGGCGTTCATACAATTTCCCTGCCATTATTCGTCACTAGATATCCTTTTGGAATTTTTTATAAAACTTGGAAAGATCAAACAATTGTTGAACCATTACTTGCAAACATTGCTACTAAAATCGGATTGGAATATAACATACATTTCAGTGATAACCCCTCAAGTCAATATTGCAGCGGATTAATTTGTGAAGCTTATAATGCAATAAGTCCTATTCCAATTTTATGTACTCAAACAATGTTAGAACTTTCCAATAAAGTTCCCGGTTTATCTTCCTTATATGTTCAATATGAAGGAATTGTACCTAATTTTGGTGAGAATATTTGGACCCCAAAAGACTTATTGGATGCTAAAGAATTGGAAGATGTTATTTAGGAATTAATCTTATTCCATAATTCATGATAATCAAATTTTACGTGGTAATCTACTGGATAATTTAATGGGAGATTATTATTCAAAATAAGTTCGGCAACATCAGCCGCATCGCGAAGTCTTTTCGGATTGTGTTTATAAGTATCAAGTTTTAAGGAAATGAGGGAATTTAGATCAATATAATCTGGAGTATTGTTAACTTTTGTGGGTATTGGAAGCATTACTTCTGCTCTAGGATCAACACTTTTACCTCCTGGTAAAAGATCTACAGGAACAGTATTTTTTCTATCATAAACAATGGTTTTAGTTCCAGGTGCTTCGCGGAATCCATTCATGGATAACTTATCCCTTGCTTCATCAATGTCATTAACTACGACATCTAGGTCAATAGTTGTCCTAAAATAACCGTAATGTTGTACAGCAACACCCCCAACAATTACATGGGGTATATTAAACTTTCCCAGAACGTTAGATACTCTGGAAGAAGTTTTGGAAATTTCGGAATTACCAATTAATTTCCTATGAGATTCAGCTAATATTTCTCTATGGTAAATTTCAGAAATTTTTTCGCCATGATTCATGGACGAGATATTAAATCATTTTTAGTTTTTTGTCAATAAATTATTGCGGCAAGTGTTCTGAGGATAATTAGAACACCTACTTCTTTATCAATTTCAGTAGGAGAATAAACACCATCAGAAGTATATTTTCCTCCTAGATTGTCTACCCCATTAAAATAACAATCTGTTCCTGCGAGGGTATAAGGATCAGAAACTCCACGATGCAAATATCCAAGACCATTAAAATAAGTAGCATACGTAATCATTTTTCCAAAATCTAAACAATCCTTAGTAATCCCTGATGCTGCAATGGCAGGTTTCTCTCTTGTGAGTGCATCTACTGCACCAGAATACCAATCGTTGAACAATAATCCAGATGGGACGTTTACTGTTTCTTTTCCAAGAGGATCACCATTCCCTAAATAAGTCGTAAAATCTAAATCAGCTTCACGATAATGAAGTGCTATTATAAGTATACTTGGGATATTAGTAGCTTCTGATACCTGTTCATAAAGGCCAGAATTAGCCCGAAAACAAGTAATGATTTCTTTTAAATCATATTTCTGATTCTCTGTAAGATTCTCGTCACAATCAAGGTTGCAATTCGTATACTTTCCAATAATTACTAACTTCATATAAGAATATAAAAGTTAAGTTTATTTAGTCAAGGGGATTATATTCTCCCTAGCATCATAAACCCCGCCCATCATCCAGAAAAATCCAGACTTTCTATTGAGTTTTTGATGAAACACCTTTTCAGGAACTTTTTCAAGCTTGAGTGATAGATTCAATGCAGCATTTAAATCTGCATCACTCTCATAAGAGCAATGCTTACATTTAAATAAGGATTTCTTTCTATTTCCTTTGTTTACATAACCACATGAATAACACCTCTGAGAACGAAACTTATTGTGAACCTCATTGAATTGAAAACCTTTCTCTTCACTGACACTTTTAAGCTTCTTTTTTATCAACGTGTATTTCCATGCTTGCATTAAACGATTTGTTCGTTTAAATTTCCTGAGATTCTTTACTCTCTCGAAATTAATCTCTTTAACATCATCAAAATTTAACTGATTAATTGACCAATTAACATAATTTTTCCTGTGTTCTTGAGCTTTACTAAAATTAATACTACCCTTTTTCTTTTTTGATAATTTATGTAAAATTGTATTCAAATCCTGACCATGCTTATTCATTACGGTGAATTGTCCATCACTCATTGATGCACAGGTTATCTTTCCCTGATCACACCCCACTATCTTAGTACCATTTGTTTCTTTCTGTTCTAATTCCCATATTAGATCAATAGTTTTATCTTCATATATTCTAATAGCAGAACTTATTCTTTTAGCACCTTTTAATTCTAAATCTCTTGAATGTTTATGAAAATTATAAGGAATTTTAATTGTTCCTACATTTCCAGCAAATGAAAGCTTAAGAAATTCATGAAAATGTTTAGATGGTTTAATATCTTTAACTACATCTGGTCTTGATATTTCAATAACTAAATTATTTAAATTTGGTTTCAGTGGTTTGTTTTTCTTTATTGCTTTTATTAATCGATTGATTTCCTTTTCATCTGGTTTTTCTTTTTCTTTTAATTTTCCAAGAACATAAAGACGCTTTCTTTGTTTTTCAGTACTACTTTTTAGCATTTGGAGAGCTTTTAATCCTGCATTTTGTCTAAGCATTCCACCCAATTCCGTTGGGAATTGGGAAAGGAAAGAAACATCTAAAAACTTAGGTAATTGTAATTCATCTTCTTTTACATTAAATTCTTTATGACCTTTATCCCATATAAAATCAATTAAGGTTTGGACATATGATTTATATTGAGCGAATAATAAATTAAGTTTAACCTGTTTAGATTTGGTTAAATGGATTTTATGATGACTTCTTCTATAAATCTTTTTCATTTAGAACCTCCTTTATAAGATGTGTTTTTCTTTTTCCTCTACGTTGACCGTAGATTCTAGCACAGAAGGATGTTATCACGGAGATAAAATCCTGAATTAGATCATCCTGTTCAGTGAGTGTTTCATTAATAACTATCAATTCACAATCATTTTTTTGGCATAAAAGTTTAATGAAATTAAACCCGAAACGGGTTAATCTATCTTTATGTTCAACCACTAATCTGGTAACTTTAGATTGTTCTAAGATAGACAATAATTTAGGTCTGGAATCATTAAGACCTGATCCTACTTCTTCTATGGATTGATTAACAGACCATCCATTAACATTACAGAACGCTACAATTCTCTCAGTTTGTGATTCTAAATATTTTTTATTTAAGGTAGATGAAACTCTAGCATACGTGACAGTGAAAGGCGATTTGGTTTTAGTTTTAACATCCGGTACAATAATAGTACCGGTTGGGAGTTTATAGGCATTTTCCAATTTACCTGCTTTGAAAATATTCCAAGCAGTTTGATAGGAAACTCCCGTTTGTTTTGCCCATTTAGATAATTTCATCCACTATTATTTATCACTCTTTTAATATTTTTCTTGATGTTTTTATAAGAAATGATATAAATTGTTATAAAACTAATGAAGATTAACAATAGTAGCTTCGCTCATAAGATTACTTATTGAAAAATCTCGAAAAGTAAATAAGTAATTTGGTGCGTTTCCATTGTGAATATCCGTTTTGCGATTATAAAACCAACAAAAGAAGTAAAATAGATTATCATCATATTATTCCAAAAGAGGCTGGTGGGTCTGACGACAGTTCAAATCGACTCTGGTTATGCCCAAATCATCATAGAAATATCTTCATAAATGAATCTTCGGCAGGTATTCATGCAACCCCCGGTGATAAAACATTAAAACTAATTGGAAAATTCTATTCCACTTCCGGTTATGTTCTAGCTTATCAAGAAAGTGGAATTTCTAAGCTTTTCCCATTGCATTATTAAAAATTTTTGTTAAATTCATTTTCACATGACAAAGAACCAGTTAAAACAGGGTCAGAATTACATCAGGATTGAATATAAGGAACTTATAAAGAAAACTGACCAATGGAGTTGGAAAGATAATTATGTCTCGTCTGACAAAGAATTTAATGATTATTTGAAAATTTTAAAGGAAAATACTAAGATTTTCGATATCAAAAAATACAAAGTAACTTTTTTGGGTATTGATAAGTCAAATCGTGACCACTGGAAAGTTAATTGTTCGGAATCTGTTTAACATGGCATTGTTTAAGCTTCTCGAAAGT